GGTTGTACTCATCCAGGCTCATGCCACGCGAGCCATCGCCGTACTGGTTGGCCAGGTCCAGGCGCTGCTGGTTGGTGCGGTCGGTGATGCCGTTCTGCTGGTCCAGCAGGCCGCGCTGGCGGTCTCCCAGGCCCAAGCCGTCAGCGGCGCGCTGGCCTTGAAGCTGGAGCGCCCTCACCTGCTGGTCAAGCGCATCGGTATACGTTTGTACCGCTCGAGCCTGCTTGGCCAGCCTCCCCTGCTCATTCGTGGCCAGCACTGCCAGCTCAGAATCCGCGTCCTTCTGCGCCTTGACCATCGCGGCGCGCGCGTCGGCGATCTTCTGGTCGAGCTGAATACGCTGCTGAGCAGTGGTCGAGCTGCGGCCCTTCGCCTCCTCGATCGCCCTGATCTCTGCCTGGTAGGCCTCTGTGACGTCGGCCTTCTGCTCCTGAAGCAGCGCAGCACGCTGTGCTGTGTAGGATTCCTGCGACACCACGCCGGCCTTCTGCGCCGCATCCAGCTCTTTCTGCTTGTTCTTGTACTCGCCGAGGATGGCAGTAAGCGCGTTCTTCTGATCGTTGAAGCTGCTCAAATTGACGGCCGCTTTAGGCCCGGCCGGGTCCTTGAACTGCTCTCGAGCAGCTGCTCGCAGCTGGTTTAGCTCTGCCTCGGTGTAGATCCGTCCGCCATCGCCCGCTGCCGAGTTCTTCGCCAGTTCATTGATCTCCTTGAGGCGTGCAGCCAGCTTTTCCTGGTTGCTTGACGTGCTACGGAGCTGACTGTTCAGGGTTTCCTGTGCAAGGGTCGATTCACGCTGGCGCCTGTTGTAGTTTTCTTGCGCTTTGTCGATGGACTGCTGCGTCCTCAACTGATCACCAAGCGCCATAATACGACTCTGAAGCAGCTCCCTCTCAGCCTTGGCTTCTGCACTATTAGCAACAATCGAGTTCCCGCTGGTTGTCTTTTCGAGTTTTGCCAAATCCGCTTGTGCTTCAGCTAACTGCTCAGCCATACCTTTCGTGCGACCAAAGCTCATTGCCGCATTGCCAGCGCCCTTTGCAGCACCCCATACGCCTCGCCAGGCTTTTTCGATCCACCCAAGGTTTTCGACGATCTCTTTTCTTCGAGTATCGATGGTCTCAGCGTAGGTATCTGTGAGCAATTTCACGGCGCCAACCGTATCGCCTTGCTCCTTCAGCGCAACGATTTGAGCGTAGGTGCTGGCAGTAAGGAAGTTGTACTGGTCGTTCAGCTCTCTGGCAGCCGCCACCGGATCTTTGCCGATCTTGACGAACTCAGCCACGGTCTCTTGTACTGAGCGGCCAGTGGCATCGCTCATCTGGAGCGCGGCCGTAGCCACCGTGCCGAAACTACCACTGGCTATCTTTCCGCTCCCAGCAAGCTGGGCCAGCACTTCAGCTGCCGCACCCGTAGTGCCTATCGTGGCGCTTACCTGAGTCGATAGATCAGACAGTGCGCCGGCATTGGTACCAGCCGCGTTTCCTGTCAGGATCAGCGATTTCCTGAATACCTCGGCCTCTTCACTTCCCTTGTAGTACGCGATACCTACACCAGCTACTGTAGCTGCCAGAATGGTGAAGGGGTTCACCAATCCCAGCACATATCCGCCTAGGGCACGCGTGGCAGGCCCAATGCCTCCAAACATATCTTTGAGCTGACCGCCCTGCTGAAGCAGCACGGTCAACGGCGCCTGCCCACCTTGCAGCGATACAACGATATCAGTGAACTGGGCTGGTACTCCGCGCAAGGCAGCCGCAGTAGCCTTGGCTGACATGCCTGTTTTATTCAGCGCTTCGCCAGTCCCATTTAACGCTGTACGCGCCTGATCGGCCTTTGCCTTGTAATCTCCCAGGGTTTCTGCACCGCGTCGCCCAGCCTGAGCAGCAGCATCACTGGCGCTCGTGAGCGTCGCCTGGGCTTCACTTGCCTGCTCGGTACCCGAACGATAGGCAGCCATATTCGCAGTGGCGCTGTTGAGCGCCGTGGACGTGCTGGTTGCCGCTCGGCCCACGGTGGCCAACTGCTGCGCCATCTCGCTCTGCTTGGCGTTGAGCGCTTGCAACTCCTGGACGATCTGGCGCGTATCTCCGCGCATGTCAGTAAGCGCAGACTCCCAGGCGCGACCTGCTTTTTCAGCCGAGTCCTCGGTGCGCTTCCCTGCCTCTGTAAGCCTGTCGAGATCAGATGCCGCGTCTACGGCATCACCTGAATCCACTCGGATGCCAAGCTCAGCAATCGTGGTCATGCTTTTCTCCGGGCATGAAAAAGCCCGCCGAAGCGGGCTGTATATTTTTCGAGGCTGGTTTCAGCCATCTTTTTTGCAAAGCGCTCGATCCAGAGAGCTTTCGCCTTCGCCCTCAATGGATGCTGAATGCTTGCCATCGTCCTGCCAGATTACGGTGTAGTGCCTGAATCCAATGTATCCACCAAAAGAATTCTTGGCGTTGACTTCACCACACACCCAGCCACCGTCCTTGCTCCACTCGTTTCGATACTGAGCTGAGGAAGGGTCCTTCAGTTGAGCAGAAATTAGCTTTCGAGCCCTGTCAATGTCGCTCTCTCCACATCCAGCCAGGACCATCCCTGCCAGAGCTACCACTGCCAAACGCTTCATGCCTGCCCTCCTTGAGTGATGAGGGCAATCTACCACCACAGACGGGAAGCGCCAAAACCCCGCATTGGCGGGGTTCGTGGAGTTGATAACCTAGGAGTTCAAAATGGTCTTGAATCGCTCGATTGCGGCCTGATTGTAGTAAAAGGTTTCAACCTGCTTGCTGCTATATCGCGATTTATCCAAACGGTACTCCCCATACTGCTCGGTCTTCAAGGCGTGCTGATTTGCCAGCTTGCCGATGCGATTGCCACTCACACTGAACAGTTTGCCAACCTGGCCAGCCAGCAATAGGTTTTCCTCAACCTTAGGTAAGGGGATCAGCCGCTGACCATAGGCCAGCTCTGAGATGTGGCTGAGCAACGCTTGCTTGCCGGCGTCGCCAAGGTTCGGCAGATGCGCCAGTGCCAACTTGGCGAACTCGACAGCAGAGTCATTCGCAGCCGGCTGCTGGGAACGCGGATTTACAGCATGCCCATCGTTCCAGTACTGCCAAAGCGCGTCATCACATTCATCCTGGAACTCTTCAATCTTCTTCCGAGCTACGGGATTCTTCACCCGCCCCGGCTCCAAGGTTCCGAGCCATCCGGGAAGCTTCCGGAGCGGGATACAAACCGACTCCTGCTCGCCACCAGCCGAAGGCGTTGCTATGACAGCAACACCATAGCGACGCTTTGAGGCATTCAACTTCCGGGACTGGTACGACCAGTCAATCCCCATGCCCTCAACCATTGGACGCATCGGAACATAGGGCTGGCCCTGATGCTCTACCAGGTAGAGCTGCACGCCATGAAACGGAACAGTCATCAGCGCGCTCATGCTGCAGCTCCTTGTGCGTAACCGCCCTTCATTCCAAGCCCGGTGTATGCCGCATAGATCTCGTCGCGCCGCTTATCCAGGTAGGAAAAGGCTATTGCGCCGTCATTGAGGTGATCGAAGAAGGAGAGCAGGAGCTTCGAGTCAAGAGCCTGCGCGGCCGCAAGCACGCTTCGCTGCCGCTTTTGCATGTTGAAAAAATGCGACATCAGCAGGTAGAGATCATGCGTCTCGTACTGGTCCAGGATGATTCCCTTCTCAGGCCGAGCGGCCATGAACTCGCCTTCCAGCACGTTGTAAGCAGCGATGAAGTTGCAGGCTGCCTCAAACTGGTCGGCCGGGATCAGCTCGGTACGCGGCACATTGAAGCGGGTGTGCAGGCGATTGTGCATGACCAGGGCGAAGCTCTTTTGCCGATCAGAAGAGACAGCCTTGCCCTTGTCTCTGATGAGGCCCTTGATGACGCTCAGCTCGCTCATGCCGATCAGCTCATCCATAAGGGTGGGCATCTTGCCCTGATTGTCTTCGTAGCGGCCGTGCTTGCGGATCGCCGGCAGAACCTCAGAGGTGACCCACTTCTTGAAGCGCTTGGCCTCGGCCTTGCGGCTGCGGAGGATCGCCGAGTAGAGGCCAGGCTCGTTGATAGCCAGCATTTCTTGGGCTCCGCCAAGGGTACTCACAATCTGAGTACCCTTTTCGTCGTCATCAAGGTTGCGGCACATGTTGAACGAATCGCGGTATTGAAGGGCTGCCGACACATCAGTGGCAACGAACCATGGCTGATCATCGATCAGCAGCGTGCGTACCTGCTGCTCGCCGAAATTGAACGGGATTACGTTTGTGCTATCATTCATACCGTGATCTCCTTCGTAAGTAGTCACATCTGAAGCCTCAGCGTTGCCGCGCTGGGGCTTCTTCGTTTTCAGGCTACTGCCTGCTTGCTCTGCATTTCCCGCCACTTGAAGCCCTCCTCAATCAGCAGTCCAAGCTCAGCATTCAAGCTTCTGCGACTCCTTTTCGCCTCTTCTTCAACCTTGGCTTTCACCTCCGCTACCAAGCTCAGCGGGTAACGAGATTTGCTTACCTGCGTCATTCAACACCTCCTTATCTATCAATAAACATCATTAGACATCACTTTGGGAAGCTACGTCAACATCATTTGACATCACTTGTTGCCAGAAAAACTATCCGCGTACATGATTGGCGCATTCTCAGGAATGGAACCACCATGCATCACCCAAAGGGCTTCCCCTCTAAGCTCGCACGCCTGCGCGCGAACGCTGAAATGACACAGAAAGACCTTGCGAAGGCATCTGGCATCAGCGTCCCTCAAATTGGTCGATACGAAACTGGGCTTTCAAGCCCAAGGATGACAGCGCTCGTGAAACTGGCCAAAGCACTTGGTGTAAGCGTCGAGAGCCTTCAAGATCATAGCGATGAGCCTGATTCTGTTTCCTTGATCCTAGAATCTACAGATGGTCGCGAGACGCCAATGGTGCTGAGTAAAGCTACGATGGAGAAGCTCCAAGACCTCTCGGAGTGGACCAACCTGCCATTGGATGACGTTATCTCGGAAGCTCTAACACGAGTTCTCCAAATGATTGATGAAAGCCCTGAAATGGCGGCTGATTTAAAGCGCAGAATTCAAGAGAGCAAGAAAAGAGATGGCCTTATCTAGGCTGCTGCCTCAGCCATAACAGCCAGGGCCTCGACCTCGAAAACGCGCAGGTCAGGGAAGATATCGACGAGGTCCCGGCGCTTTATGCCCAGCATGGCAGCAGTGGCTGGCACAGCGGCATAGTCCAAGCCCGAAGCCCCGCCCTGCCCGGTGCGCCATTGCGTGCCCAGTGCCTCGAACAGGCGTAGGGCTGGCCAAGCATCCGGCCACACTTCCACCTCTTCCTCCGGTACGTCCGCCAGGCTCAGGCCCAGCGCACCCAGTTGCTCGGCGGTGGGGCCACGCTCATACATGGCCCGCGCCGCCGCCCTCAGTTTCCCAAGCGGGCCGGGGCGTAGGCTGCCTGGTACGCTTCGATGACGGCCTTGGGCGCGCCGGTGCAGGTCAGCACCAACTGGTGCACTGCCTCGTCGGTGAACTCGTCCTCCAGGCCCCAGCCTTGAACAATCTCCTTGAGCTGGGCAGCCTGCAGCTTCACTTCGCCGCTGGTGACCTCTGCCCAGGTCGCCCCTTCCTTGGCTTGCTCGGTCAGTTGCTCGCGGGCCTGGTTCCAGCGGTCAAACATCTCTGCCAGCGCCAGACGATCCAAGTAGCGGAACTCGAACTGGACCTCGACGGGCTCGCCGCCGACTCGCGGCATCTGCACCGCTGCGCTGAACGTCGGGTTCTGCGCGATCTTGATCTTCGCCATGGGTGCTCCTTATGCGGCCTGGATGTAGCGCAGTGGACGGCCCGACAGGGCCACGTTGATGGTGCGGGTCATCAAGCTGTTGCGCTCCATGGTCGGAGTGCTGGAGATGCTGACGTAGCCCGGGTAGAGGATCTGGTCGCCGTTCG